CCGATCTTCCCTCTCCAGAGAGGTTATCAGTCGCATACATCCATTTAATGGGTAATAAATTAAATTTTTGTTCTAGAGTGGTTGCCTCACCTGTCCCTGCTGCGGCCATCGCCGATAATCTGTCCACAACTCTTCGCGCCCCTTCCATATTATATTTATAATATATATAATATTTTTTTTTATATTTAATTATTATAAATGAAAATTTTAGGATTTAATGTGCCAGATATGATTATGAAATTATGTAAGCCTGCGCAAGTTTATTTAATTCTTTCTTTAATCAGTTTAACTCTTTATATTATCTCTATGTTAAATGTTCATGATCAGGTATTAGAAGTTGAACCTGAAGGAGAAGGTATTCATCATTATACTCTGAGTGGGCTAGTCATCAAAATGATATTTACAATCTTATGGATTTATTTATTAAATTATATATGCCAATTTAAATATGGTAAAAAGATTGCTTGGTTTATAGTTCTCTTACCATTCTTTTTTATGGGATTAATGTTAATTGGTTTAATGTGCGCTGTATCATTTATTGCTTTACAGAGTAGTAAAAATAAAGAATTACAAAAAAAAATTGATAGCAAACCATTAGATAATCCACCTCAAGAACCTAAAATGATGAAAGGAGAACCATTATCAGAATTATTAAGATAAATAATTTTAACCTGAACAATTTTCACATGCATTAGGATCTAATGTAAATTGAATAGCTTTTGATGAAGGACGACTTCTTAAATAATAGATACCTGTTTTTAATCCATTTTTCCATGAATATGAATGCATATTACTCATCGTTTTTAAATTCGGTGATTCTAAGAATAAATTCATACTCTGACTTTGACAGATAAATTTACCTCTACTAATCGCCATATCAAGTATATTCTTTTGTTTGATTTCCCATACAGTTTTATATCTATTTTTAAGAATATCAGGAATTTCCTGTATATTTAATACTGAACCATCATTTGCTATAATTTTATCTTTTAACTCTGTGGACCATAATCCTAATGATATTAAATCTTCTACTAGATAATCATTCATTACCATATATTCCCCTGATAAGACACGTCTAGTATAAATATTAGATAAGATAGGTTCAAAGCATTCATAATTACCTAGGATCTGAGCTGTTGATGCTGTAGGCATAGGTGCTACAAGTAAACTATTTCTTACACCATATCTTTTAATATCTCTTCTTAATGATGTCCAATCATGATATATATCCGTAATATTCTTGTTCCATAAGTCAAACTGTAATTTACCATTATAAAGAGGTGAACCGATGAAACTACTATAACTACCTAAATATTCATCTCTATTTAATTCTTCGGGTAATACATTTTTAAGATATTTCTTTATTTTAAATATTTCATCTGATGAAATAAATTCATCATTAGAAGGTGAATCATTAAATTTATCATTATATTTTTTATATGTTTTCATAAAAGGTAATCTATCTCTTGATATTTCCATCGACGCTTTTAATGATCCATAATAAATACATTCAAAAATTCTTTCATTTAATTCTTTAGCTTCATCTGAATCAAACGCATATCCAAAATCAAAGAATACATTCGCTAATCCCTGAACACCTATACCAATAGGTCTATGTCTAAGATTAGATGTTTTAGTTTCTTTCGTGGGATAATAATTATAATCAATAATATTATTAAGATTCTTTGTTAGGTGTTCAGTAATCTTTTGTAGACCATCAAAATCATAACTTGGTTTTAAATATTCATATAATTCAGTATAACCTCCGATATGAGTATTTTTATAATTATCAGTTCTATAAATCTGAGGAAATTTAACTCCATGAGGATGTAAACCAGATAAATTTGTTAACTCTTTGTAATCTTTAACTTCATAATGAATATTCATTTTATTTAATAATCCCTTTGCTAATTCACAATAGACGCATTTAGGTTTACTAAATACTCTGAATACTAAATCATTTGTATCTTTCTTTTTAACAAATTTCTTTAATGAAATACTTGCTAAATTACATACCGCTGTTTCTTCAGGAGATGTATATTCAACAATTTCAGTACATAAATTAGATGATTTAATAGTTCCTAGATTTTGCTGATTAGATTTACGATTACAAGCATCCTTATATAATAGATATGGAGTTCCTACTTCTATTTGAGAAGTTAAAATCGCAGACCATAATTCTCTTGCTTTAATTGTTTTCCTACTCTTTCCTTCTTTCACATATTTATCATATAAAGTATTAAATTCTGAGCCCCAACTATCACTTAAACCAGGACATTCATGAGGGCAGAATAATGACCAATCACCGTCAGATAATACTCTTTCCATAAATAAATCTGGGATCCAAAGGGCATAAAATAAGTCTCTTGCTCTTTCTAATTCATTACCATGATTCTTTTTAAGTTCAATAAATTCAAAGATATCAGCATGCCAAGGTTCTAAATACATCGCAAATGAACCATTCCTCTTGCCGCCTCCTTGGTCAACGTACCGAGCTGTATCATTAAATACTCTTAACATAGGAACTAAACCGTTTGATACACCATTTGTTCCCGCAATATGAGAATCTTTTGCCCTAATATCATGAATACTTAATCCAATACCACCAGCGTGTTTAGAGATTAAAGCACAATCTTTAAGAGTATCATAAATACCCGTGATACTATCTTCTTTCATTGTTAAGAGAAAACAACTAGCGAATTGTTCTCTATTTGAACCAGCATTATAAAGAGTCGGTGTAGCATGAGTAAAATAATGATCACTCATTAATTTGTAATTTTCTAATGCTTCATCTAAATTATTTCTATGAATCGCTAAAGAAACTCTCATTAGCATATCTTGAGGTCTCTCAATAATTTTACCATCTGTTTTATATAAATAACTCTTTTCTAAAGTCTTAAAACCAAAGAAATCAAAATCATAATCTTTCATATAATCAATGGTATTATCAATAAGTTCTTTATTTTCTTGTACTAAATCATATAAATATTTAGCGACTAATGGTTTATGATTTCCATTCTTATGATAATTATAAAGTAATTCTATCTTTTCTGAAAAAGTATTCTTAGTATTTTTATGATGATTAGAAATTACAATCCTACCAGCAAGAGTTTTAAATTGAGGATTTTTACTATACATTGCAATAGAAATCTGACTAGATAATTCATCTAACTCAGTTGTTTTTACTCCATCATGAATTTCTTGAATAACTTTTTGTGCCACAACTGTTTCATCGATATTTAATGATTTTTTAAATTCTGAACCTTGTGATAATGACTTAATACGATTAAGAATTTTATCAAAGGATACTTCTTCATGTGAACCATTTCTTTTTTGTACACGCATTTTAGTTGTTTCTACTTGATACATTTAATATGATATCAAATTTTTAAATAGAATAAAATTTAAAAATTGAGAAAATAAAATAGTTTTGAAATACTTAAAATAATAATTCTTAATAAAATATAAATATGAAAATAGCTGTCACAGGTAAAATGTGTTCAGGGAAAACTACTCTTTGTAATTATTTATGTGAAATTGAACCTAGATTTCAAATATTTTCATTCGGTAAAAAAGTAAAAGATGTGGCTTCAGATCTTTTTAATATGGATCCTCAAATAAAAGATAGAACTCTTTTAACAAGTATCGGTCAAAAAATGAGAGAAATAAACAAAGATGTATGGGTTAATTATGTAATTCAACAGTGTAAAGATGTAGAATATTGTCTGGTTGATGATTTAAGATATCAAAATGAATATGAAGCACTCGTTAAAAATGGATTTAAAATTATTCAATTAAATATTTCAAATGAATTACAAGAATATAGAATCCGAAATATTTATCCAAATAATTATGAAGACCATCTTTTAGCGAGAACTCATCTTTCTGAAAAGAATACTTTTAAATGGCTAAATGTTAGCAATAGTGTAAGCGTTAGCGATGGTAGTCATCCTCATTTAAGTATAGATTCATCTGAAGATAAAGAAGCTATAAGGAATTTAATAAGAGAATTTATATTATAATTATTATAATATATGACTTATATTGATGAATTAATTAAGGGTATATTTTTATTAATTATGGCTGTTTCTGGTAATTTTGCAGCTGAAACACTTGGTTGTAAAACACAAAAATTACTCAGTGAAAATATGATAGCAAAACATATTGTAATTATATTAATAGTATATTTTGCTATTGATTTTACATCTGGAGAATCTAACTCACCATCAGAAGTAATGATATTATCGGGGACGATTTACTTATTATTTATTTTATTTACGAAAATGGATATCACTTTTACAATTATCGTTTTTTCTTTATTAATTATTACATATGTAATCACAAATTATATTAATTATTATAAAGAAAATAATGAAATGAATATTGATATCATTCTTCTAGAAAAGATTAGAAATTATTTATATGTATTTATAATTATTTTAATTTTAATAGGTTTCATTCTTTACTTAATAAAACAGAAAAGAGAACATTCAAAAGATTGGTCATCGTTGAAATTTTTATTTGGAATAACCAAATGTAAGTCATTATCTTCATAATTATTCATTCGTTTATAAAATATTTTTATTTAATCATAAATTTATTATGAATAACCCTTACCTGATACCAATCACAAAAATGCGTATTCCTATAGATAAATGGTTAAACACAAAGGTTAAATATGAAGAAAATTTAACAGTTAAAGATATACTAGAAGATATGAATGATAAAACATATGAATGGATAATTGATAAAGATGATTTATCATTGGTTACCGATTATGATTCATTTAAAAATGATTTTATATCTTTAATGTATGATTATAATAAAAGAAGCAATTATGATAACTATCATATGAGTGAAACAGAGGAAGATTTATATGATTTAAAATATTTAGAAGAGATTAATAGATTATTTTTATCATTAAAAAGATTAGATGATTATTACAATACGAATATTATTCAGGGAGATTTTAATGAATACTTTGAATACATAAAGTGTAATACAACTATTCAAGAATTTAGTGATGATGAAAATTCAGGTGATGATGATTTATTAGAAATATAATCTATATTATAGTAATATGCTTAATATTGAAAAACTAAGTGATTTTTCTAAATTTAAAAGCGACGGTATTCCTTTTTCTTTTATGAGAAAACAAAAACGTGCTAAAAAGACAAAGAAAAATAAAAAAAGCCGTTCTCCAAGTAGAAAAAGGAGGATAACTCGTAGAACAAAAAAGAAACCTATTAAAGTTCCGCCAAAAGGAGTTATTATCAGGAAAAAGGGTAAACTTTATAAGAGCGATGGAAAACGATTAACTTTAATAGAATAGTTACAATCTCTGGTAAGTTTACAATCTACGATAAACTAATAAATAAGGTGAATATTTCATTAATTTATCTTTAGTCACCCTTGATACATGACTATCATTATATTCATACCATTTTTCATCTAAATAATTCTTACAAACTGCATAATAATGACCACCACCCAGGTTACCACTATGAATCGCCATACCATTCAGTGAATATTTATTACTTTTATTTTTACTGTAATTTATATTATAATCTTTTAAGTCTAGAGTTAAAGGATATTCTAAATATTTATCTATTTTTTGATTACGATTATATCTTTTTAAAAGAATAAATAAAACATCCGAAGTTTTCCATAATCTTGTTTGTTTAAAGGGTCTTACTTGATTTTTACAAGCATCGCATTTCCATAAATTTTCACTATCTAATCTATATTTTTTCATATATTGTGTTAAACAACAATCCAAAGATTTTGATTCATTAGGTATTTCTAATGATAATACTTGTATAGGATCATGATTTGTTGTATAATATTCACAATCAGTACAACTTGTAATTCCTAAAAGCTGTGAATAAAAATTCTCAACGATATATGAATAATCTTTTTCATAAAATCTTTTCCAAGTTTGATTACTCTTAAGATTTATTTTATCTGCTTCGTCTATAACTTTATCATTAAAACTCATTTCAACTTTTCTACTGACTCCTTGATGTAATAAATCAAGGAATAAGACTAAGAATTCATCGATATCATTTTGATTAAAATTACTGAAATATAAATCTTTTTCTAAACATATTTTCTGAAATCTTTTTAATAGATCGATAGGATTTATCATTTGTTTATTTTCATTAGACCACATTTGTCTTTGAAATTGAAACCATTCATAAAGTAATGAATCTTTATTTGCTCTTTTACATTCATTAAAAAAATTTTCATTATTTGGATGAAATACTATCAGATGACTTAGGTTCTGTAAAGCCGAATTCATATAACATGTATTTCCTAAATTAGCTAAACCTTTATTTCCGGCATGAATGGGTTTTTTATGATCAGGCATATTTACTTTACTTTAAATATCTATGATTTTTTTAAATAAATATACTTAAAATTATTTTATTTACTTAAATTATAAAAATGAGTGATACGGTTGATAACGTTTTGAATACTGTTGAAGAATCTGAACCTTCTGATGATGTTGTTGTTAGTGAGGAAGCGCCAGAAGAGGTTGCTAGTGAAACAGAAGCAGCCGAACATGAGCCTGTAGCCGAACCTGAGCCTGTAGCCGAACCTGAGCCTGTAGCCGAACCTGAGCCTGTAGCCGAACCTGAGCCTGTCTCTACTCGGGAAGTTGTTCAGAACGTCCAGGAAATTTTATCATCTACTGAAACAAATGTATCAGTAGATAATAGCGAATTAGAAAATCGTGTTAAAGTTTTAGAAGAAAGATTAGAAAAATTGATTGAAGTTTTAAAAATTACAAGTGAAAGATCCATTAGAAAAAAAATTAATAATTTATAATATTTGCTTAATTGGAGTAAGCGAGACCACCCATACCGCTCATGATACGAAGGACATTGTAGTTGACGGCGAATATTACAGAACGTGCAAAAACAGTAGCCCCTCCGGTATTTAATTGAGCATTATCTATGCGAGAGAAATTACACGTACCGGAAGGCTGGTGCTCTTCCGGTTTAAGGGCAAATGAATATACATTAATGGAGTCATTTTGGCAACTCACAGCATTACCAACAGTAGAGTCTAACCCGCCCGGACCAGTATGACATTCCCATACCTGGGTTCTAGAGAAATATCTGCTATCACGTGCCGCGAAACGATCGTGTCCATTTAATTTTAATTGATATTTTGTACCTACAGCACATGGGGCGGTATTTGAAGCAGAAGTTAAACCAGCGTCCACAGCGGCTGCGGTCCAAATTAATTCTTTAACTGGATGATTGAAGTTTAATTCCTGTGTTGCCGAAGAAAAACTCTGATCTTGAACCTGTTCAATTAAGTATTCGTGGGAAACCTGAGCGAAGCGACGTCTCTCATCAGTATCAAGGTAAATATAATCACACCACAATTGATTCGTGGGACTACCACTAGTGAAAAGACTCATCGCGTGATCCAATATAACCTTAACTTCGTGGTATTGAAGGGCAATGAGAGGTAACGCGAGTCCCGGATTACGACAAAACCAGAACTGTAAAGGTACTGTGATAACATATGGATGGATGCCGCCATGCACGCCACCCATTCCGCTCATATTCTGAAACTTTGTGCCATCGCCGGAGGTGTTATTCGTCGCTGCCCCGCCAGTAGGATTTACTTGAGTTAACTCGGCCCATGTCTCTAACCAAAGACCAGTATGTTTATCTATCTTTTGTCCACCTATCTCTAGTTCAACGCTCTTGATTACAGAAGAACCAACGTTATTGGTGTCTTCAGCGGTAATACCTGTCAGAGCCAAGTACATGCGATGAACTAAATCACCATTGCGAGAAATAGTGGCGGTACACCGACCATCTGCACCCACCGCTGAACCACTCCCAGAAGAACCGTTCCACGTCTGCTCAATAGCTTCCATAGAGAAGTTCGTGTGTCGTCTGTAGACAACCTTGAAGAAAGTAATCTGCGGGTTACCCGTAAGGTAAATATCCTGAGCGCCATAAGCTACAAGTTGCATTAATCCACCTCCCATATTATTTTTATACCTTAATATAGAAAAAAATTTTGGGGAAATTAAACTAATTAATTTTTCCGCTAAATCTTAAATTTAATTTTTTGATGAATCTTAAATAATATTTATTTTTATATTATATTTTTAAAAAAGTTATCTTAGAAAATAGAGATAAAATATATTAATTTAATTAGAATACTTTAGTTATAATACTTAGTTTATACTTTAGTTATAATACTTAGTTTATACTTTAGTTAGAATACTTGGTTTATACTTTAGTTAGAGTATGCTAAGCCACCCATACCACTCATGATACGAAGGACATTGTAGTTTACAGCGTAGATAGTCTGACTAGTATCGGGCTGTGTGCCAGTGAAATCAAGTTTGGCATTATCAATACGAGAGAAGTTACAGGTTCCAGATGGCTGGTGCTCCTCAGGTTTGAGGGCAAAAGAGTAAACATTAATCTTCTTTGCTAATGCCCCGGTTCTGGATCGAGGATCTTGTGCGCGAGCAATGATATCAACTCGTATGCTATCCGCTGCGGCCGGGTTAGCTCCAAAAATAACTCTGTCTAATTCTAAATATTCTTCATGAACAGCAGTGTATAAAGTAGAGATTACTGTAGCAATGGCAGTGGTGGTACCCCCATTTGTGGCACCCTCAGCCCCGGTCAATAAGGAGTCATCAACAAAAGTTATTTGTAGTAAATCACCGATCCTTACTAAGGGAGTGGTCGGAGTTACACCTGCAACCACATCAGGGTTGAAAATACCTAATTCATTGTTCGCCCCCGCCACTATTCCGACCTTATTAATTGTCAAAGCTGTAATTCCGTGGCCAGCCGGCCCGTAGGCACCGAGGATGACATTATCACCTGCCACCGAATTAGCTAATGGAATAGGAGTAGCAAGCAGTTGCGGTCTACCATTTAATACAATATTCTGACCCGGGACAGCAGTATGATAATCAAGGGGTTGTCTGAGCTGGAAATATTCCGATTGCTGAGCAGAGAAACGATCATGTCCGTTTAACTTAAGTAGTGCAGTATCATAGTCGGCGGTTGCTTGATTCGTCCAAATTAATTCCTTAACAGGGTGATTAAAGTTTAATTTTTCCGATGTTGTATTACCGAATGTCTGTTCCTGAATCTGCTCAATAAGATATTCATGGGAAACCTGAGCAAAACGACGTCTTTCATCGGTGTCAAGATAAATGTAGTCACATAAAACCTTTCTGGTTCCGGTAGTGCCACCCCACAGACACTTAAGCTTGACTTCATGGTACTGGAGAGCAATTAGAGGTAAAGCAAGGCCAGGGTTACGACAGAACCAGAAGTTAAGAGGGACCTGAATCTGACCAACGCCGACAGCGTTTGCGTTAGAGCATCCACCAGTCATACACTGGAAGCCAGCAGCCTTTGATTCCGGTGTCGTTAAATCAGCCCAGATCTGATTCCATTGAGTAGTTTGTTTATCAATCTTCTGACCACCAATCTCAAGTTCAACATTATTAATAAGATTATTACCAAGGGCCGACGCATTTACAGTCACATCATCACAAGTAACATATACCTTGTAAACTAAATCACCATTACGAGAAATAGTAACAGTTCCATTACCAGAGGCATCTGAAGAACCATTAATCGTCTGTTCAATAGTCTCCATAGAGAAATTCGTGTGTCTGCGGTAGACAACTTTAAAGAAAGTAATCTGCGGGTTACCGGTTAAGTAAATATCCTGAGCACCATAAGCTACAAGTTGCATTAATCCACCTCCCATATTATTTTATACCCTAGTTTAGAAAAAAATTCAAATGAATTAAATTTAACTAAACTTTAACCTAATAAAAATGAAAATAATATTACCATTATTAAAGATTCATAGAAAGTTAATGGTTTAAACCGACTAGTATCTCCACCAGAGTTCTCTACTATCTTAGGCCACATCATATTATATGTAATTTGAACAACATATGCTTTGATTAAAAGCACTAATACTATCATAAAAAATATAGCAAATAATGTAGTAATATTTTCATCTTTAATCATTTTCTTCACTTTTATCTCTTCCTTTTAATGTTCCATTAAATATGCCAATCATAATTTATATATCTACTTTAGAAAATATTTTCTCGGTTTCTTCCTTATCCATCTCTAAATCCAATACTTGTTTTACAGGATTCATAATCTGATTTGATATATAAAATTCATAATCTAAGACTAATTGTTTTTCTTTAATATAATCAATATGTTCAATTCTATCACCTTGTAAAATAGTTATCTTTTTATATTTAGGTTGTGTCAAATCTTCGACCATAAAATTTTTATATTTAGGTTTACCATTTTTAAATTCACCTACTTGTCTGCGTTCCTTAATATTTTTATAACCAATAATTTCTTTTGTTTTTCCTTTATCAATATAAGCATAAGGAATTCTATCATTTGATTTAGGTTTATTACCAGGATCTCTTTCTGCCATTCTATCTGCTAATACTTTATGAGCAATACTTTGTGGATTTTTATAATAACCTCTTAATGATTTTGTAATTACAAAATATCGTAAAGAAAATTCACCATTTCTAATTTGAATTAGAGTATGTTTTAACCAATCAATAGTAGCATTAAAATCTTTATCAATCATAATTTTCTCAATTACATTTCCAAAGACATGTTTTACAATATGAGCATTATCTCGCCTCTTTAAAACAATACCCATAGAAGTGCGTTTACAATCTTCTGTATTAAATTCATATTTATCTCCTGTATATCTTTTCTTAGAGATAAGAATAAAAGGCCAGAATGTTTTCTCATATTCTAAATCTTGTGGATGACATAAGATAGGATCATCATATTCTGTATCTACACTACCATCATCATTTTCAGATATTAATTCTCCTTTAGTAATAAATTTACCAGCTTCTTGTCCACATTGTATACAATGAGCTAACGCTTCTTTACCTGTTAATAATTTTCCATCTTTTAAACGACTAAATTTTACAAATACCGAATCTGTATCTCCATAAACTACATCAGGTTCAGGATAATCTTTACCATATTTTCTTCTTGACCATTCTTTAACACCAAAAGAAGCATCCTCAATGCGAGATCTACCGACAGAAGTAGTACAAGCTGCTAACATCATTTTAAATATTGTACTTGTTTTAGCTCCTAATTGACCATAAACACTATTTGCTGTAACTTTATAAGCTAATTGTAAACCATCAAGGACTTTCTTTTTAAATTCATCAGATGTATTTTTCATTCTTTTTTTTGTGGCATTTCTCGCATCAAGAAGATCTCTTAATACAGATGGAATAATACCCATAGGTTCTTCGTCATCTTTTAAATTTTCAATTAAGTTTTTCATAAAATCTTTTTTTAAGAAATAACAAGTAGTCATTCCATCACCGAGTTTCTTTTCAATTGTATCACCTTTACCTGTATTAATATAACACCAGTTTTGATATTCTATCTTTTCATAATTATCTTCGCCGATAAGAGGTAATAGTGAAATATCTTCAATAAGAGTTTCATGAGATATATTCTTTTCAATAATAGATGAAGGATAAAGGGAAGCATAATCGAGGACGACAATAGGATCTTCTAAATAAATACCTGGTTTAGGATCTAATACAATAGCCCCTTCAAAACCATCAATACCTTTTTCAGCTTGATTACATATACGAATATACCATTCTTCTAATTCATAATCTTTAGGTTTTCTATAATTAGATACTCCATTCTCGGTTTCATCTTCAATAATCTGATTAAATATATCATCTTTTGATTTACCATTGTTATACATTTTGATATAATCATTTAATCGTGGTATTTTTTTCAGTTCAGGTATTCTAGTATTTCTTTCTAAGCATTTTTTAGCGACTACAGATGTAACTTTTACTCCCTGACCTCTTAAGAAGATAAAGGATGCTGGAACAGAAGATACATTTGCCATACCTAGATTATTAGGAATAATATCAAGTAATAATAAGAGATTAATACATAATTCACAATCCTGAACACAATACTTCGCAACTTCAGCTCTACCTGAACTACCACCCGTTTTATGTTTATCAAAGATATCTTGAGGTGAAATATCGTCTTTATTTAAGCACCATTCAACTTTATGATAGTTTACTAACTCTATTTCTAAATTGTCTACAAGAGTAATATATTTATCTTTTACAGATAATATTTCATATTTTTTACCATCATTAAATAATTCTTCACCGATATTATTATGAGTTCTAAATGAAATAAAATCATGATCTTTTAAATTTCCTGTATCGGAAACAACGATAATATTATTATCTACGCTTTTAAGTTTACCGCGCATAAAATGTGAAGCAACATTATCAAGTTTATAAGATTCTAAATTATGACCTTTTTGAACTTCTTTTTGAATATCAAATAAGATACGACCATCCATAGTAAGATAATTTAATGTATTATCTCCTAGAGCGCCACTACTTAGTTGTTGTTTTTTACATTGACATTTTTTAGATTTATGATCTTTAGATTTGTATTTTGTAGAATCCATTTTACCGAAATTAAGAAATTCTTTCATAGGGCATCCTTTACCATGCCACCAAGGATTATTACAATTTGATACACATGGGAATAATACTTCAGCTCTATCATAAATATATTTAAAATCAAAACCGAAAATATTATATCCCGTAATAAAATCTGGATCTTTTTCCACGATAATATCTTTCCACTTGAGTAATAATTCTTTTTCATCTTTACATTCTACAACATCTATACCTTCAATAGGATCACATATTTCACCCTTTTTAAGACCATTTTTATCGCCAATGACAAGAATATGTCTATATAGTTTTTTACTACTATAATCATAAAATACAGTTCCTATTTGAATAATAGGATCTCCTTCTACTTTGAGATTTATTTTATCGCATTCAGTTTCTATAATATCTTGTAACTCATTAATAGTTTTATCTCTGTCTTTATTTTTGATATCTTTTTTTAAGATATTTTCACATATATCAGTTTTACTTATTTCAGAAATTATATCATTGTAGAGTTCATCTGTAGGTAATTCATCATTAACGATTTTTAGTTTATTAACATTACTATATTTCCAGATACTATTTGATAAATCTTCACCATTAAAACCACAATTGAGTAATTTTAATATTTTAGAGTTTAAATCAATTGTAAAATCTTTTTTCCTGGAATCACTAATATTCTTAAGAATACTTTGTAAACTATCAAAGATATCAGCACTTAACTTTTTAAAGTTCTTCTTTGCTTGTGGAAAATCTCCGTGTAAACTATCACATTCAATATCAAAAGAAGCAATGCGATAATCACTAAGATCATCTTTCTTTAATGGTTTTACATCTGAAAAATCAGTATGATAATCATATTTACATTTAGGGAATAAATATGTAGATTCTTCTAATATTTTAATACTAATCCATCCTGTGGGTTCTATTTTACTATCATGAATAAATCTAATAATAGGATGAATACTACTTTCATAAAGATTAGAATTACAATCAGCTGATGTAGGAGTATTTCTCCATTCAGTTAATCTATCCAATGATGTAGTTGATGGTAAAGATTTAATATCTTTAAGATTATAATGTTTAATACAGAGACTAATAAATTTTTTCATGCTGTCATGTGTTTTAAATGATATTTTAGCGAAATTAAATCTTTTAGGTTTATTTTCTTGAATATTCCATTGTAAACCATAAAATTCATTACAAGTTTCCCTTTCACATTTTACAATATCTGAAAATATTTTATCATCTTTACCACTATCAGTGGGTTTTAATCCACAAACATCTTTTAAGAATTTATCTAAAATTAATCCATCCCAACTATCGGGGATTTTAATATAGAAATAAGGATTATATTTTTTAACATGAACTACTACTCTATCATTATTCTTATCAATACCGTAAATAGTAATTATGTATTGTTTTTGATTATATCCATCGGGTATATCATCACTAACAATATCTGTAATTTGAAATTCTAAAGTATCACTCATATTTATTTATTTAATGTAAGATATTTTTAGATAATATCAAATTTAAAAATTATCAAATTTTAAAATATAAAGATAGTATAGATGAAAGA